GTGACTTAAAATGGATTGCTAATATGGAAAGACTTTTTAAAGCATATTACGAAACAAATTTTCATTGGGTACATCCAAATCCTGACTTTTGTATTCCAGAAAAATGGAAATGGTGTAGCAACTTATTCAAAAAGACTTATAGAGAGTTTATTAGTGAACTTGATATAGGTTAGATAACAACTCGCCAGTCTTGAGGTTGATACTCACCTTCAAAACTTTTTAGCCATGCACTACCGGTCCATTTATACTGTATACTTGTTGTTGCGTTTGTAACGTAGTTTGCAACACTAATTGCAGAACTATCAAATGCTACACTCCATTGTGTACCGTCCCATTGTATAATATCGTTTGCACTTGCACTAAAGTCAGCACCACCAGTGCTTTGCCAAAAAGTAGAACTAATGTCAGCATCTAAACTATCTTTACCTGCGGCAGTTTTAATATCTTCAAGTATCAAGTACCTTGAGTTTGTATTTTTAACAAATGTATCTACGTTAACAGTACTTGGTTTAATAATTGCATCTATGGCAGTTAAAGTATTTGTTGGAATTGTATCAGTATCAATAGTTATTAAAAGTATTTGGTCATCTGTAGGATGATATGCAACTGTTCCTATAACTTCGCTATCGTTAGGTTGTATAAATCTTAGTTGTGTAATTCCAGGATTTACTGCACCGTATTGTTCTAGCACTGATCTCCATTTTGGCTTATTTGCTGATTTTTTAAGTATTTGACTAGTGTGTATTGTATCTGAAGTAGGCTCAATACTATAATCAACTAGTTCTGCTTGTCCATTAAGTAATATTGCACCATAACGACCTGGTGTAACAACTAATCTTTGCCCTAGCACTAAGTCGTCTTTTCCTATAGAACTTACTAAATCACCGTTGCCGTCATAGATGCTATTAACAATTTTATGTATGACACCCATCTTTTTAACTTTAGCAGGTAATGACATCCATATAGGCATATCAAATGTTAATGTAGCAACATCGATTGTATCTTCTGTTCCTGTTGGAACTGTTCTGCTTGTAAAGTTAACGTCTGTTAATTCTACTAAACTTAAACTAGTCCAGTCAACATAGTTATCTGTACTTTGTATTTCTAAACTAGGATTAAACAAACACAGCATTTGCTCTAATAACTGTAACTTCATTTCGGTATTAGTAGTCCATACATCTAAGTTCATTGTTAAATCGTAAGGTACTGGCATATGTCGCTCGACTGTAATTGCGTTACTTTGTGTACGGCTATATGTTTCTGTACTTGCATTATACTTTCGTTGTCTAACTTGCATTTTATTAATGTGATTTGGTTCTTGCACACGATCTCTACTATACTTTAGACTACTAATATAGCAACTCATCATTGGAGCACCTAAAACTTTATTTTCGCTATTTTCTCTAAGTATAGCAGCTGCATTACGACTCATATCTCCGTAACGCACAGGGACGGTTAAAAGCGTTCTATTGCCACTTATATCCGGGGCTCCTATTTCAATTTGAAAGTTACTAAACATTCTTACAAACTGTAATAAAAATCTTCTTATTTGGTTATCATAGAAAAATTGTCTTGCCATTAACTATCTGCCTCTGGTTTTAGTGCATCACTAAGTGTTTGTCTACTATTAAATGTATTGTTTTCATCATCTTTATACTGCTTAGTATTTTCAACAAATGAATCTTTTTGTGTAGTACCTGCACCACCTGTTGTACTTGTACGAACTGCATCTTCAATCTTAACCCATCTACTACCATCAAATCTAAATAATCTGTTAGGAGTAAAGTCAAGTCTTAGTACATAATCGCCAACGCTAGGGTTATTTGTAAACGCTATTCCAGGAGTTACTGGAAATCCATTTGGTGCTAAGCCGTCGCCTACTAAGTAACCATCATAACCGTTACTTGTTGGCGTTGTTGGAACTTCATCCACTGTAACCAGTGTGCTACTTGCTTTAACACCGGTATTATCAGCACTTTCTGTTTCTTCACCGTCTGCTGGTGTTCCATCTGGTTCAGTTGGTACAACAAAAAATTTATCAGTGTCGTAACCACTTTTTGGAACTTCGTTTTCAGCCTCTTGAATTATTGCAGTATTAATTTCAATTTCTTTTTTGTATGTACTAAGTAAATCTTTTAATGTTCTATCAGCGTCAGTACCATCTTGTTTTTTAGCAGTATCGTCAAAGATGTCTTTGTACTCTTGACTGTCGACTAATGGTGTACACTTAACACGCCAAATATGTGGATACCATGTTGGACTAAATCCTTCAGCACTATTACTTGCATCTTGTACTACATAGTACCTACGTAGAGAAGCCGGTAATGCACTATCTAATGGGTAAAAGTCTCGCAAATGAGGTAATTCAAATACGTCACCGTTAATAAGTTTTCTTCCAAGTGCGTTTACCATATCTTGTATATGAAAACTGACAAACAATGTATCGTTCTGTAAGAATAAACCAAACTGTGTTAAATCAAAATCAATATCACTTACGTTATAAATACCTCTAAGTTGATATATACTTGAATCGTACTTACGATCACGGTTTTCTAAAAACAACAAATCTTGTATATTTGTTGCACTTTGACTGGCATAATTTGGTTGTGTAGCATCCTTGCCATCATTATTAGATGTATCAGGACCTAAGTACTTGTGTATATTAATACCAGTTCCGCCAATAGTAAACATTTCACGTATTCTATTGTCGAAAAACGTAAAATCTTTGTTGCGTTCTGGCTTCCATAGTGATAGTCTGGGCATGTGAAATCCTTGTTATACTATATTTATATAAAGATAAAGGTTGACATACAAACAAAACAGTGTATTATAGTAATATAAACAAAGGAGAATAATATGGCTACTGCAAAATCACTTACTAAAAAGCCTAAGAAAAAAGTAGTAAAAGGTGCACCTAGACTTAAAAGAGGTGCTAAATTAACAGGACCTAGTTTTGCTGATTTTGATAAACTGTCTGGATATGAATTTCATAGGTTAAGACAACAAGCAGTAGAGTTTTATTATCAGAACTACAAAACAAGTGATGTTGTTCCTTTTATTTACGAATGGATGAAACAAGAGCAGTACACTAAGAAAGATATTTCTAGTGCTAGGAAAGGACAAATAAGTCCAACTGTTGCAATATATGCCAAGTTACTGTTAACAGGATGTCCTGATTACTTTGAACCACATAATGAATATTGGGAATCATGTCCTGGTACAATGGATAGTATGCGACCTATTACAGAGTTTATTAAGCCAAGAGTTGAAGAAGCGATTGCGGCAGGGTCTTTAATAGTTGATGAAATTAAAAAAGAAGAAAAAGCAAAGAATGTTGCACCTGTATTAAGCATACAACAAAAGTTAAAAAATGCTAGTATGGTATATGCAACGAAAATTGAAGAAGAAGTTGATGATGCATTAGATAATATTGATAAGTTTGATTTAAAAAGTTTTAATCCTGTTTCTTCATTACGAAAGTTAGAAGTTAAAGGTAATCATGCTCGTATTATTAGAGAATACTTTAAGCCAGTAGCACAAGAGTTTACTGAACTTGTAGGGCCTAAGAAAAAAGATGATGACATGTATGATCAATTAGTTGAAGGATATGCACATTTTTCAACAAAGCAACAAAAGAAAATTGCTGAAATATATAATGCAATAGTAAGTGCATGTGATATGATTATTACAAGCCAAAGAGCAAACCAAACTAGAACAAAAAAGCCTGTTGCTAAAGATAAAGTTGTTGCAAGATTGAAATATCAAAAAGAAGATACGACACTAAAAGTTGCAAGTGTTAATCCTATTGATATACTTGAAAGTTCAGAGTTATGGGTATACAATGTAAAAACTCGTAAGTTAGGAAAGTATGTTGCTGAAGACCATGCTACATTACAAGTTAAAGGAACAACAATACTATACTTTGATGAAAAGCAAAGTGTACAAAAAACACTTAGGAAGCCATTAGAGCAATTAGCAAGTTTTAATAAAGGTAACAAAGTGTTTATTAGGAAGTTTATGGATGGTATAAAAACTACTGAAACTAAACTAAATGGCAGAATCAATGATCAGACAATACTATTGAAAGTGACTAAATAGTAGTAATATAAAGGATTTAGTACATGTCTGACTTAACAACTGAAAAACAAAAACTTTTTGATTACATTGAACTTAGTCTCGGCGGAGGTATGGTTGATGTTGAACTTGATGCGGCACACTATGAAATGTCTTTGCAAAAAGCACTAGATGTTTATCGTCAAAAGAGTAGTAATGCTGTTGAGGAAAGTTATGGCTTTTTAGCATTAGTTACAGGGCAGACAGAATATACCTTACCTGATGAAGTAGAAAATGTCAGACAGGTGTTTCGTAGTACAACAGGTAATGTAGGTAGTGTGTTTGAACCTTTTGAAGCAGGCTATATGAATACATATATGCTAACTGCAGGAAAGATGGGTGGCCTTGCTACTTACGATTTCTACAAGCAGTATCAGGAAATGGCTGGACGTATGTTTGGAGCATATATTAACTTTACTTTTAATCCTGTTACAAAAAAGTTAACAATAATTAGAAACGTTAGATCAGACGGTGAAACAGTAATGTTATGGATGTATAATACCAGACCTGATACGTCACTGCTAACAGACACACGTTGTAAGCCGTGGGTGTATGATTATGCACTAGCACGAAGTAAGTATATGTTAGGTGAAGCACGTTCTAAATTTGCAACTATTGCCGGTCCACAAGGTGGAACAAGTTTAAATGGTGATGCTCTTAAAGTAGAAGCACAAACAGAACTTGACAAACTTGAAACAGACTTAATGAATCTAGTTGACGGACAAATGCCAATGACATGGGTCATGGGCTAACCCTTAAAATAAAAAGAGGTACTTTATGATAATTGGAGTATGTGGTCTCATCGGTAGCGGTAAAGGAACCGTGGCTGATATGCTGGTACAAGATCACGACTTTACTAAGATTAGTTTTGCTGATAAGTTAAAAGACGGAGTTGCAACTGTATTTGGTTGGGACAGAGATATGCTCGAAGGAGATACTGATGATAGCAGAGAATGGCGTGAAACACAAGATACGTTCTGGAGTAAGGAAACAGGAAAAGATATTACTCCTCGTCTTGTTCTTCAGTTGTTTGGTACTGACTGTATGCGAAGTGGATTCTTTGATGGTATATGGGTAAGTTTAGTTAAACAACAACTAATACAAAATCCTACTAAAAATTTTGTAATACCAGATGTACGTTTTTCAAATGAGATTAATCTAATAAAAGAATTGGATGGAAAAGTTTGGCAAGTGCGTAGGGGAAATAAACCTATGTGGTATGCAACTGCCGTGGGTATAAACGAAGCCAATGCAACTTATGTTGAACATAACTCAATGGCAGTAGTTTTTCCAGACGTACACATAAGTGAATGGGCCTGGATTGCAAGTGATAATAAATTTGATGCAATTATCAAAAATAATAGTACATTAGAAGATCTTAAAAGTCAGGTATTAAATCACCTTGCTTAGTGTTCCATCCTTCGTGTCCTAATTCAGTTAAACAGTTTAAACACACTGACTTAAGATTAGTGTGTTTTATATTAATCATATTACCATCTACATAGTACACTTCAATCTGTTCGTAGTACTTACTTTTAAATCCACATTTCTCGCAAACAGTTTTCTTTTTATAACCTGCTTTTGCCCACGGACTTTTCTTACCGTCTGCTTTATGCTTACGATTGCAACTATCACATTTTTTGCGATAGTAAACCTTTTCCCCTTTACGATAGTTAAAGGCTGCAAACTTTTTCTTGCATTTAGTACATATAGGTCGTTTTTCCATACAAATATTTAGCGGTGCCCTTTAAAGGGTACCTGGTATCTGAGTCTAATAGACGCCTTTTTGTTGCAAAAGTATAAATACAACTACAAAATATTAATATATATTATATATTCGCGAGGTATAAAATGGCACTTATTTCACCCGGTATCGAGGTCAAAGTTATAGATGAATCACAGTACGCAAGTACGGCAGTTGGTACGGTACCAATGTTGGTGATAGCATCTGCACAAGACAAGAAAGATCCAACCACAGGCAATACTGCTAGTGGAACTACAAAAGCAAATGCTGAAAAGGCATATTTAATTGGCTCACAAAGAGAACTAGTTTCTACATTTGGTGAACCATCATATTATCAGAGTACAAGCGGAACTGCTTTACATGGCTATGAACTAAACGAGCATGGCTTAATGGCAGCCTACAGTTTATTAGGCGTTAGTAACAGAGCATACATCGTTCGTGCAGACATTGATTTAGGACAGTTAACAGGAAGTGCAGGACGTCCTGCAGGTGACCCGGCTAACGGAACACACTGGCTTAACACTACAAAGACTAAATGGGGAATTTTTCAATGGTCTTCAAGTACACAAACATTTACTAATAAAGTACCGGTAGTAATTACTGCGGCAACTGATATGGATTCTGGTATTCCAAAAGCACATATTGGTTCAATAGCAGATTACGCCATTGATACTACAACAACAAACAACAAACTTTTCTTAAAGACAAGTGCAGGTTGGCAAGTTGTTGGTGTTAATTCATGGTACAACACATGGTCAGCAGTACAAGGCACAGTAACAAATCCAACAGTAACAGTAGGACATACTATTACAATTAACGGTAATGTCATATCAATGACAGGCACAAGTGCTTCTCAAGTGGTAGCAGATATTAATGCCGCAGGTGTTACAGGTGTTACTTCACAAATTAGTAGCGAAGGAAACATTCGTTTATTTGGAACTGCTGTTACAAACCTTGGAAAAATTGCTATTAGCGGATCAGGTACATTACTAACAGACATTGGTATGTCAGCAGGAGATTTTTACATTCCAGCAATTAACATTGATCCACACACTTCAATTCCAGAATGGAGAAGCGGTGATGCAGCATCAAGACCAACTGGAAGTATTTGGATTAAAACAACAAATTCCAACACAGGTGCAGACATTGATGTTAGTGCATACAGTTCAATAACAGATTTATTTGCAGATAAAAGTGTTAAGTTATACAAGTCAGAAGAAGATGCAATGTATGACGTTGATGCTATTGGCGGTGGATTAAACGTTGCTACAGGCAAAGTAATTGCGTTAGCAGAAAAGTCAACATTGGGCGAAGTAACATATAAGTTATATGAGCGTAAAGTAAAAGGCGAAACAGTACTTACAGGTAACTTAACTAGCCCAACATTTACTGCAAGTGATGCCTTTACAATTATTGCAAGTGGTAAAAACACAATAGCAACATCAAGTGCATCAGTTACATTAAGTGGTACAACTAAAGAGTTATTTGTACAAGAATTTAATGCAGCGGCTGTTCCATATGTTACTGCAAAGTTAGAAGATACTGGTGCAATTACAATTACACACAGTTTAGGTGGATTTGTTAAATTAGATGAAACTACTGGAACACCGATTGAAGATGCAGGCATAGTTAGTGCAAACAGTTATGCAAGAGACGATGTTACAACTGGTGAAATTATTGTAAGTAATTTCCAAGCATTAACATACGTTGTAGGCGCAACACAACCTACTGCAAATCCAGATAACGGTCGTATGTGGTACCAGAATATTACTAACGAAGTAGATATTATGATACACAATGGTACAGACTGGAAAGGTTACCAGAACGTAACAGTTGACGCAAGAGGACTTGATTTAAGTCAAACTAATCCAGATGGACCTTTTGTAGGTGCAAGTGCTCCAACAGAGCAAAGCGATAAGTCAGCACTAGTACTAGGTGATTTATGGATTGACACAAGCGATTTAGAAAATTATCCGTTTATTAAACGTTATCAATTAGTTGATGGTGAAAACAAATGGGTAGCAATTGATAAAGGCGATCAAACAAGTAGTGATGGTATATTATTTGCTGATGCACGTTATATGGGCGATACAACAACAGATGTTGTAACAGGCACAGTAGCAACAATTAAATCATTATTAACAAATGATACACTTGATTTAGACGCACCGCGTAAGTCACTTTATCCACGTGGTACACTATTGTTTAACACAAGACGTAGTAGTTACAATGTTAAAGAGTTTAAAAGAGATTACTTTAATGCAGATAATTTTCCAGGGCAAGTATTACCAACGGAAACAGATGCATGGGTAAGTATTGCAGGTAATAAAACTGACGGTTCACCATATATGGGTAGAAACGCAGTACGTCAAGTTGTTGTAGAAAAAATGAAATCAGTACTTGATACAAGCGGTGAGTTACGTGAAGATCAAAGAAACTTTAACGTAATGGCAGCACCAGGTTATCCAGAGCTAATGGCTAACATGATTGCATTAAATAATGACAGACGTAACACAGGCTTTATAATTGGTGACACACCATTTAGATTAGCGGCAAACAGTACTAATATTCAGAACTGGGCGTTAAATAGTAACTTAGCAACAGACAACGGAGATGATGGACTAATAAGTGCAGATACATATATGGGTGTGTTTTACCCACATGGTATTTCAACTGATTTAGATGGAAACAGTATTATGGTTCCAGCAAGTCATATGCTTTTAAGAACATTAATACGTTCGGATGAAGCAAGTTTTCCATGGTTTGCACCAGCAGGTGTAAGACGTGGTATAGTTGACAATGCTACAGGACTTGGTTACTTAGATACTGTAACAGGTGAGTTTGTATCAACTGGTGTACGCGAAAGTTTACGTGATACATTATATGAGCAAAGTATTAACCCGATATCATTCTTTCCAGGTAATGGAATACTTAACTATGGTAACAAAACACGCACAGCAACTGCAAGTGCATTAGATCGTATTAACGTTGCACGTTTAGTTGCATATGTACGTGAAAGATTAGCAGTTATTACTAAGCCGTTTGTTTTTGAACCAAACGACAAGTTAACAAGAGATGAAGTAAAACAAGTAGTTGAGCAATTAATGAATGATTTAGTTGCAAAAAGAGGCTTATATGATTACCTAGTAGTTTGTGATGAATCAAACAACACAAACGATAGAATTGATCGTAACGAATTGTATATTGATATTGCAGTTGAACCTGTTAAGGCAGTTGAATACATTTACATTCCAGTTCGCATACAAAATACAGGCTCTATTTAAGAGCCTGTAATATACAGTGAAAAAAGTGACTAAATACTACTAACAGGAGCAAAAAAATATGTCAGTAAGTTCATTAAGCAAGTTTACAGTACCTTTAGCATCGGATCAGTCCGCATCGGCTCAAGGTCTGTTAATGCCAAAATTAAAATATCGCTTCCGTGTAAGTTTTGAAAACTTTGGTGTTTCAACTCCACGTAGCGAACTAACAAAACAAGTAATTGATTTTACTCGTCCAGCCGTAACATTTGAAGATGTTCCGATTGATATCTATAACAGTAAAGTGTATATCCAAGGTAAACATACTTGGGATCCAGCCACAGTTAACTTACGTGATGATGCATCAGGTCAAGTTGCAAAATTAGTTGGTGAGCAAACACAAAAGCAGTTTGATATGATGGAACAGTCGAGTGCAGCATCTGGTATTGATTTCAAGTTTATCACACGTTGTGAAGTATTAGACGGTGGTAACGGAGCAAGTGCACCAAATGTACTTGAAACTTGGGAATTGTACGGTTGCTTTATTTCAAACGTAAACTACGGTGATTTAAACTATTCAAGTAGTGAAGCAGCAACTATTGCCTTAACAATTAGATTTGATAATGCAGTACAGACACCTATTGGTGCTGGAATTGGTGCTACAGTGGCAAGAACAATTGGTGAGGTTGTTACTGGCTAATAGAAGTTAGGATACTAACATGGCCATACTAAACTCTTTTCTAACTGCTCTTTCTACCGGTGATAATGTACGCGATTATAAACATGCGTCTAAAACATTTGTTGATGGAAACTATCGTCTTGCTCCTAAGCATAGATTTTTATTCCATTGTACTTTTGGCATTAATCCGGGACTAGGTTTTAACTTTGCAGGAAGTGAGCAATTAGAGGCAAGTTTTCTCGTAAAAAACGTAGACTTGCCTAAATACTCCTATGAGTTAGCCGAACACAATCAGTATAACAGAAAGCGTTATACATATAATAAAATAAATTACGACCCTGTACGTTTAACATTTCACGATGACAACAGTGACATAATTCGTAACATGTGGTATGCTTATTATGCCTTTTATAATAACGATCCAAACTATGAAAGTGGCGGAACTTATTCTCTAAAAGACACATATACAAAGATGCCAAATGGTGCAAGAAACTGGGGACTAGATCGTAACAGTGGACAGTTTTTTAGTCACATAAAAATTTATAGTATCTACCAAAAGAAGTATACAGAATATTGGCTAGTCAATCCTATAATTCAAAGTTTTGAACACGATAGACATGACTATGCAGACAGTCAAGGATTAATGGAAAATTCTATGACTGTAAAATTTGAAACTGTTAAGTACAAGTCAGGACTTGTAGATGGCGATGGCCCGGCAGGTTTTGGTGAAATGCATTATGATAAGGCTGCTAGTCCTTTAACACCACAAGGTGGAGGTACTACTAGTGTATTTGGACCTGGTGGTTTAGTTGATGCGGCAGGTAGTATAGGCAGTGACTTATCAGGTGGAAATATAGCAGGAGCAGTTGTTACTGGTTTAAGAGGAGCTCAAAATCTTAAAGGTGCAAATCTTAAGAGTATGCTAAAATCAGAACTAACAGGCATGGCAACAAACGCACTTAGAGGAAATAATCCAATTGGTGATTTTAAGTTTCCAAGTAGTGGTTCAGGATCAACAGGCGGTGCTAATCCATTGCCTAATGTACCTAAAGTAGGAACAGTTGCAGGTAACTTTATACCACCTTCGCAGAATAAGATAGCAAGTAATGGTGTTAAGGTAGGTGCAAACTTAAAGCAACCATTAGCAAACGCACTTGGTAAGTTTAACTTACAGTCGTTAGAGGATATGTCTTCACAAGCATTTAGTTTAGTTGGAAAAGTAACAGGATCGTTACCTAAGTCCTTTGGTAATTTAAGTGGATTTGTTGACAATCCAGACTTTCAAACTAATTTCCAAAATGACTTAGGCAAAGCACAAAACTTTATGAGTGGTAGCGGCCCAGGATCGTTTAAAGGTGAACTAGGAAAAGCATTTGGTAAAAATCTTAGTGCAAGTCCTAAAGGAGTTACAAAAGTAACTAAAGGTTTACCGGCAGTAATAGCAACATAAGAGGTATAGATGGCTAATTTACCAGTAAGCAAAACAGCAGTATCAGAAACAGATGTTTTTAATTCGTACAATACCAACGAGAACGTTACAGTTACTTCAGGTGAGTATGATGCAGTATTGGGTTTCTTTTTAGACAAAACTGATGGAAACAATGAGATTGCAAATAGTTTAACAGACACAGTGATTAGTATCGCTACTAACACAGGTAATTCTCCAATGATAATTGTTGATGAATTAAGAGAATATGGATTAAACGATATACAACAAAGTATTATCAGTTTACTCAATCAAACACGCAACGATACAAGTATGCTAGGATTTAACAAGAGTCAATCTCCAAACAATTTAGTTGCTCGTAACATATTAAGTTAACCCGATGGCAAAATTTGCACAAGGTAAATTTACTTTAAAATCTCCAGAAAAGTATGTTGGATTAAAAGCACCAACTTATCGTAGTAGTTGGGAATGGGCATTTATGCAATTCTGTGATAATCATCCAGGCATAACACAATGGTCAAGCGAAAGTGTAAAAATACCTTACAAAAATCCACTTAC